GACGCCACCTTTACCCAAACCTACACCCACAGCAGAGATGCCTTCCTCAGAATACAGTTTTGTGGCAATGTCTGGAACCACCTTTTTGTCCCTGTACAGGTTGTTGATACCGGCGCTCAGAACACGCTGCTCGGCGTCAGTGAAAGCCAACAGTTCTTTCTCGGTGAGCACATCTCGTATACGTGAGTATGTTGTAGCAAGGTCCCCGACCAGGTTCATTGCCGCGTCGGTGCGAAGCGACACGTTTGTCAACGACTCACCAAGCTCATCTAGCCGTTCAACTGTGCCAAGAACACGAGCTGCATCAAACTCTGCTTCTGACAGACGGTCAGCCATGTCAACAACCATTTTTGCATAACGCTGCCCAGCGCCCTTGTCGGTCTTGGATGTAGAGTACCCTAAGGTTTCCACCATGATCTTTTCAGCGTTCTTGTATTTGTCTCGAGCAACCTCGTACATGAGGCGCTCTTCGTCGTTCATCTTGAAAGCAGACTTGCCGATAGTGTTCTTTGCCGAAATGTACTCAGTCCGTGCGCGAACATATGTCGACACCACGGTATCTACAGCAGATGCCCGAAGTATGGTAGTATCTGCGTTAGCTGCCCTGTACTCTGCAAGAGTAGCCTGACGGCTTTTTGTTGCGGCCTCACGGGCCGCCAAAGCATCTTGGTAAACTGCCAACTCGTTTTGATACACCCCAAACGCTGCTCGCTGCTGCTCAGTCATTTGACCTTCAAGCGTAGAACGAATGTTGCGTGCCGACGCAAGTTCATCCTTGGCGTCCTGAACTGCCTGTATCTCCTTGTTCAGTTTGTCTTGTGCAGCAGACACACTCTGGTCTGCCTCATCGGCAAGATCGTATATGCTTTGAAGTTGCTGTGGCGACTCTGGTCCGACAGCACCAAGTTGCACAGCGATATCGTCCGCTGCAGCTTGAGCTTCCTCGAGTTTATTTCCAGCTTTAGAAAGACGAGACTGAGCGTTCCTGCTGATACGGTAAGCATCAGCTTCAGTTTGCTCAACACCAGCCTGACCGTACTCTCGAAGCATCATACCAATATCACCAACCTGACGCTGCGCATCTACAAGGCGACGCTCCGCGTCCCGTACAATCTGGTCTGCCTGAGTAGAAGCCTCTTTGGCTAAGGTGTACGCCCCAATAGCTTCAGTCTTTCGCTGACCAACAGTCTTAGCAACCTGCTTTACAGCGTCTTCATCCACGAGTTCTTTGAATGACCTCTCAGTGGCAGACAGGATCTGGTTAACTTTAGCCGCAGCGTCCTTAGAGTATTTTTTGGCAGCACCAATGAACGTAGCTGCTTCAATCTCTTCAAGCATCTTCTTTGTCTGTGCCGGAAACTTGAGTAGCACACCCGATTCGATAGCGGCGTTAGCGAACCTGGTAGAGGCGATAGCTGTGTTTACATACTTGTACCACATTTGTGCAACCTGGATAGGGTCTGTTTCATACAGGTCTTCCCCAATAGATTTGTTTGCTGCTATAGCGTTAAGTGCGATAACGCCATCACGTCCAACAATTTCAGAACCAAGTTTGGCTTGAATGGCCGGATCGTCAGACACCTCGATAAGGGATCGGCGCGACTCTGGAGAGTAGTTCAACGTGTCGCCAAGAAGCCCAGTCAACATGCCGCGTTTAGCCTGCTCTTCGTACGCTTTCTTGGTGAACATTAGCGGAGTGTAGTACTCACCAAGGTCCCTGATGTTTACACCATCTTCTATGGCTTTGAGTAGCGTTGTGCGCATGTCTGCGCGAAGCTCTGAAGCTGCAGATGCCGCAAGCTTGGTGATGTTAGTAGCGTTATCCGGAACAAGCTCAGCAGGACTAAAGAAGTAGGTTTGAAAAGCGGCGTTGTATGCTTTCTGGTCGGCCTCGTCAACAATGTTTTTTGAAATAGCCATAGACTTGGCCATCGATGCAGCTGACTTGACTCCTAAGTCTCCAAGGGTGTACTCTTTCTGACGCAAAAAGTCTTTTATCATTGTGTAGTCAGCAAACGTAGTGCGCTGCATAGCATCCATCACTGGAGCTCCTACACCACCAATACTAACACCACGAAGACCAGACTTTACCTCGTTGAGAAGAATTCCGCTTTTGCCACCAAATATGGATGTAAGTTTGCGTGCCGGCGCAGTTGATACTGCGGCAAAGCGAAGCTGGTTAGCTGCCTCTGCAACGGCACCGCCTCCACCCACACCGCCATAGATACGCTGGATAGCTCTACCGCTAAGAGGATTTTTGATAAAAATACCACCAGAGATTTCTGCAGGAAGGGCAAGCATAAACTTTTTGGCAAGCTCCTCGGATCCCAGCAACTCTGTTGCAGCCTTCCTGACACCAGGGCGTCCTTCCTTGTAAAGAGCGTCAGCGATAGTTCTACCGAACTCGACTCCAGCAGCACGGGCCTTCAGTCCAGCGTCAACGACGCCATCTTCACCAATACCAAGCAGGGCCTTGTACTGCTCTGCTCCTTCTTGGGCTACAGCAAGACCGCGAGACCTTGAAAACAGTTTATCCGTTAACGATGCTGCTTCTTGTCCGTTCTCAACCAAAAGCTTTGAGGCGGTTGAAAGCATGTTCTCTCCTTCACGAACGGCAATAGATGATGCACCAGCCCTACTGAAAATGTTCGTTGGGCCGATATAGTTGATTGGGTCTGTTGCTATGTCGAACGTCAGAGCACCAGCATACTTTGCTAACCTTGTACCAAAGTTGTCGTCGTCCCTAACTTTGAATACGTCTCCACCAGTTACAGCAAACTCCCCTTTGAAAGATCGCACAGCTGACTGCAGTGGCGTACCTTTGTCTAGCTCGATGCGTTCAGCTTCTGGAACAGTGATGTTTAATGCGTCTGCCACAAAAGCGCTAACGCCTCGTGCAGGTGCTGACAAGATACCGGTCTCCTGGTCAAGCAAGACAGACAGGAACCCTTTCTTGGTCTGCGGTTTTTCTTCCACACCTAAAAGCTGCAAGCCTTTACGATTCTTCTGGACGTTTGCCAGAGATGCCATGATCTTGTTGTACGATTCTTGGTCTGAGGTTGGGACCTCGAACGAGGACCGCAAACCAGATAGCAAGAATGGGCTAGCTGCAGATGATAAAGGATCTCGAATGTTCAGGAGTGCCATAGTTACCCCTACTGTTGTGGCGCATTTGTGTTGTAAATAGCAGCTAGGGCGTTATATTCAGGCGTTCCTGGAGTGGACGCTGCTTGCGTAAACGCCAGTGGGGTGGTGTACTTTGATGCTAGGTTGCCCAGAAGGGTTCCCTTATAGTCTCCTGTTCTGGATCCCCAGATCTGTGGACCAACAGATTTTGCCAAAGATATGGTTTGATTTTGTCCTTGCTGCCTTAGCTGGTTCGCGATAAGTGCTTGGTTTACCATCTCTTGTCCACCAAGAGCCCCACTCAGGTACGACTGCAGTGTTGGTGCAGCAGATCCAGAGGCGGCAGCTTGACGTTGGGATTCGGTTGTACGAAGACGAGCTTCAGCTAAAGCTGCAGCAAACTCTTGCTCCTTTTGGTATTGCTCTTCAGCTAGTGCTGCGTTTACAGCATCAGCATACTCCAACGACCTTCCAGCACCATACTGAGCTTGCGCTTTAGACAAAGCTTCAGCAGACGCTGACTCTGCGGCATACTGGTTGTACAGATAATCTGCCAGTGTCCGCGATGCGGTAGGGATGTACTGTGGTGCTTCAGCTAACTCTCCACCAATAGCGGCAAGTCCAGCACCAGCCATCTCTGCTCCAGGAACAGGAGAAACCTGTCCGCCAGTAAGCATAGCTCTAGTTTGGTCTGCGAGGTTGCGATAAATGTCTTCAATAGATCCAGTCAGCTGTTCTCCACGTGCACCAATATCTCCAGATGTTTGAGCATAGGCTTTAGCGACATCTGCTGTGGCTTGCTGCATAGCTGTAGCGCGGTTTGAGGCAAATTGGCGACGACCAGAAATGTAGTCTTCAAGAAGTTTGCGGTTTTTTGTAATCTGCTGCTGTGTAGGCTTAAGGTAATCTATTGCCGAAACACCACCAGTTCCTTTCTGTGGTGTGGCGTAAAACTGTTGACGGTAGACCTCCATCATTTTAGGATCAGCTTTGTAAAGCTCGTACATTACAGGACCAAGCTCTGCTCGTAGGGCTGCATCGTTAGTTGCAGCTACTTGCGCATTAGCTTGTGCGGTATAACGATCACTATAGGCTTGTCTTCCAGCCTCAGGCGAACGCAACGGGGAAGCCGCAGTTGTTGCTGTTGCTGGAACAGTGGATGTTCGCGCCGGAACATTGTAGCCACGTGGATTTCCAGGTGCCTGAGTTGTGACGGTTTTTACAGGAAGTCCTGTTATGTCGTCGAATCCGTCTCTGTTGTCATCTGCCATAGTAGTTACCTCGTTATGCTCTTCCAGCGGCTAATGCCGCGGCTGATAGTTGTGGGAATTCTTTCTTCACTTGCGCCGCCGTAGCGTTAGGGTTGGCCTTAGCAAACGCCTGTGCTCTAGCCTTTAACGCCAAGTTTGTTGCGTTAGCTGTCTGCCGAAGAAGTATAGCAACTGGCGTCAATGCTGCTGGAGCAGCTGCCCCCTCGGTTGTTGTCGCACCAGGAATAGCGGCAACCCCAAGAGGTGCGCTGGCTGCGCTAGAGATACGATCCCTAGCAATTTGATCCATGAGAGCTGCCACATCAAGATCGTAGTTCGTCTGGTAGCCAGCAAGGTTAGACGCAAAGTTGGACAAAGCCTGAGCTTGAGCTTTGCCTGCTTCTAAACCAGCTTGGGCTGCACCCATCTGGTAGCGTGCAGCGGACTGTCCGCCAACAGCAGGAGAGTATCCGGCACCACCTTGGCGTTCTGCTGCCATAGAAAGACGGTCAACTAGAGAACCTTTAAGTTCACGTCGCGATTGACGCCCACCCATCGACGCTGAAAGCAAAGCGTCCAACTTTGCCTGCTCAGCTTTAGAGATATCCGTCTTAAGGCTTTTCTCAAGTGCAGCCCTAGTGTTAGCGTACCCAAGTTCCGATTCCGCGCTAGACCCAAGTGCCGATCCGGCCATAGTGTCAGCAGCAGGTTCTTCACCACCTTGGGTGATACCAGCTCCGCCTTCTCCATCGCCTGCGCCAACAGGAATACCAACACCAGTTCCAGTTCCAGTTCCGGTTCCGCTAGTAGTTGGGACACTTGGAGTTGATACGGTTGGTACAGATACTACTGGTGCGGCTGTTGCAATGTTTGATAACGCCTTCTCGGCTGGTGAATACACTGGTGGAAGGTTTTGCTCTGCTCGGCGCTGATCTACCTGTGTGTTGATAATTTTTTGAGCTTGTGCCTGTGGAACGTTCTGCTGACGTGCAACAATTTGACGTTCCATTGAGTCCGCCGATCCAGATGCGTAGGCTGGTCGAACTGCTGGTTGTGGTGCCATGTAAGATGACGGTGGTGTTACTACCGGTCTAGGTGCTGGAGTTGGAACACGGTCAGCTACAACCGGAGCTCGCACAACAGGCTTTGGAGCAACTGATGCTGTAGTGGTAGGTGGTTTTGGGGAAGAAGGTGTAGAGGCGTACGCAGCAGCCATCTTTTGCATACGTGCCGCTTCGGCCTTCTGTGCTGGTGTTAAAATTGCCATCCTAGGTTACCTCCTCTATACAAGCCGGATGTGGGGAATTACTTGTCCCCGATACGCGGGGTGTTCCCCGATACCCAGAACGATGCCGTCTGCAGCTGCACATACCCTGTAAAGGTTACCGTTACAGAGCACATGGCTTGGGGACCTATGCCGGAGTTTACGATAAACTCCCCAAGGACACCCTTGTCTGAGTAGGTACGATTTAATGTTGTCAGATACTGTACATCCGGAAATGCTGCCGTTCCGGACACGTTCAATGCGCCTGTAGACTGGACCCGTACAGTCCCTACAGTGCAAGATGTTGGTGTAGCAAAAGTCATGCCAAACTGGTGCCAGTTTGTGCGCCTATGGCTTGTGATATCCCCAGCGGTTAAAGTGGATACGGTGATCGTAAGCGGAGTATTGTCATAGCAAGCCCGTTCTGAGTTAGGTCCAGCTGGAACCATTCGAACAACCTTGCCGCCCATGATAAAAAACAGCTGGTCTGTTCCACCCGTCATTGAAGATATCGCTGCCGGTATGTTTACTTCCGTCCAGCATCCGTCAGCTGTGCCGGCCTCTGCGCTACTAGTCATCAAGGTAAAACAGAGAAGCCTGGAGTCCCTGTACACAAACAGGCTTTGACCCAGGTGTGCCACATGGTCGCTATCTGTAGATGACACAGGTTGTTTCGGACCAACACGATCCAGGCGGTCGCACACCTTTCCGTTTGTGTACCAAACACCGCCAAGTTTATCTACGAACACAACAACTCCAGCGTCAGACCACAATGTGGTTGCTGGCCGGTATCCAGTAGATGTGCGTTGCGCTGGGCCTACACCACCGCGAACAAGTTCGATTCGTGCAGCATCGCTATCGTTTTCGACAGTTGATGTATACGATATGAGGCGAGATAGATATCCGCTCAACCGGAACACTCCGTCTGATGTGGATCCGGCTGTGGTTACCACAACAACGGTATCACCAATAGTGTGCATGCCGACAATAGTCACATCGCTTTTGCCAAAAATGAGCACAGACCGTGGGTCAAAAATGTCGATGTCTGAGCTTGACGAGTAGTACATGCCGCTGCGATGCGGGCCAGTGTTTGTGTCATTAAGAAGAGCTCTAGCTGTGTTTACGTTAGATACCCACTTTATCTTTGTGCCAGGTGCGTCAGCCATAGCGTAAAACGCGTTAGGGAAGCTGTTTGGTAGCGCGTTATATTCAGCAAACAAGTACTTGTATTCGTATGCTATAGCTTTGCCGTATGGGGATGCAACAGCTGTGCTAGACACCGTCTTGGCCAATGTGTATCTAAACGATGTTGATGTTGGGGCATCGTACACCGTAAACGTTCCGTTAAAGTTGTCGTCAACGCTAGTAATCTGTACCTTGTCTCCAGCAGAATACCCGTGTGTGGCAGTGGTTGTAAGCGTAGCGTACGTTCCATCTGCAGCCTTATTGCTAATCAGAGAGTACATGTTGCTGTCATCTTTGAGATAAATGTTTCCAGGTCCCTCTACGTAAATTACGCGAGAAGTGTTCAACACGTTTGATGGCCAGTTTACAGCAGATGACGCTATGTTGCTGAAGCTTGTGCCACCGCTAGAGTCAGCGATATACCCCTCAGATTCTGGATCTACCCGTGTAGCGTTAGTTGACTCCCATTCGATGTCTCCAAGAAGAAGAAGGTTTCCTTTAGACACACCAACGTTAGACCTTGGCATTATACCAACACCAGGAAGAACCGTCAAGTCAATATCAAGATACGTGTAAGGATGAAATGCGCGATACGGGGACGTTCCAGTGAGCCAAGTTGGGAACTCTTCGTATGTCGAACCAACCAAAGCTTTAATGTAATCTCCAGACACAGTGTTGTGCATCGGGGTTCGACGAAGGTTAGGGAACGTAACCACTTTAACAACAGCGTTAGTGGTATCAACATAAGCTACAAGAGCCTGCTGTGGTGCGGTGTCAGCAGAACCGTTAACAGTAGTACTGTGAATCAAGACAGCGGTAGCTTGCACCAGCTGACCAGCAACCGGTACGTCTTTAGACGAGTTATCGGCATCTCCGGCATCAGGTGTTCGGACATACTTGTAAACTTGGAACGGGACATTGCACACAAACTTGTAGTCGGTGTTGCTAAGCACAGAGATTGAGTTGCCGGCATAGTCTTTGTTCTGTGCGGTAGTGATACGCGTCCAGCTTGTTGCGCTAGATGTTGTGTGTGTTGCGGAGGTTGCGGCAGGCTTAGACCACCACACCTGTCCAGTAGAGTTGATAGCTACCAAGAACGTTCCGGTTGAAGCTTCCAAAGGATATACCGCAATAGCGTCAGTGAAAGCGGACCCAACAGTCTGCATAGGCCACTGTGATTCAAAGTTCATCTGGCTAGATGGGATGATACCTTTCAGCTGCGCCCATTGACGTTCAGTGAAGTCGTCAGGTACAGTAGACTCTTGAATACCGCCTGAGAAGTCGCTGATAGTAATTTTCTGCATAAGGGGACCTTATCAGGCTGGGCGGAACCACGGGAAGTACTTCCGTGAGTCCACACCATCTTGCCCAATTTGAAATGTTCGGTAATCGTGATCCAACTCGTACAAAGAATACATGCCAGATGCAAGACTGTTGTACTCTGCGAAGAAGAACTCTGCCCTGTTGGTGTCATCTGCCAAGAAAGACAGAACTTTAACTGCAGCGCGATACGCTAGCATGACGTGGAACTGTGAATCGAAAGACGGAACATCTGTGCCAGTTGCCAAATCTACGTTAGTCCTGGTGTAGCGAATTTTTACGCTATATGTGTCCTCTTGCTCTGGAGCAAAACGAAACACACCAGCAAAATCTACATCGTACTTTACACCGGCGTCAGCAGGCTCAACATTGTCCAACTCTGGTGCTTGAACCATCTCCGTAACTGCGCCATTAGAATCAACCAGATACGCAGACAAAACACGCCTTGTACCGTTCGCAAGGTTGATGGTGTGAACCTCGTTGACTGCTGGTGGTACTGCTCCAGTATACGTGATCTCCAGCCAGTCCCAGTCCCGCTCGCGGGCAATCTCGTTATATGCCTCGTTGACCCAAGTCTGGATAAGGGTATCGGATACTACGTCAGTGGAATACACACCAGTAAGATCGCGGACATGTTGTGTTAAAGCTGAACGGTTCATCTATCCTCCATAAAGGTCTCACCTAAAGCCGACAGTGGGGAATGTCCCCATATACGGGAAAGGCCCCCCACCGAAGTGGGGAGCCCTAACCGTTTACCTCTTACAGCAATTAGCTGCGGATAAGAAGGCCGTTTGCACGACGCTCGACAGTCCCGAAAGTGAGGGACGATGCAAGCGGTACAACGGTATCCAAGGTGCCTTCGAGAGGCTGTGCAGGGAACGCCTTCATGAACTCACCGGCGCAGTATGCGAAACGCAAGCTGTCGGAGGTCAAGAAGTAAGCGCGGTCATTCTGCGCATCTGGATCGAGACGGACTTCCAAGTCGCCGAACTTCACCGAAGTGAAGCGGGTCTGAGCCTGGCCGCCTTGAAGCAGCTGGTATTGACCCTTAGAGACGAGGAATGCCTCAAGCTCTTCGTAGACATCGAAGCCAACGATTGCGACGTCCGGACGCTTGCGCGAGTTCCGGTAGATGTCGTTCGTTACGGTGCGGAATGCCTGGACGATGTCTTGTGAACTACCACCAGTCTTCGCGATGGTTTCGCGAGTTGACTGCCAGTATCCCTTCTTGGCTACCTTGCCACCAACATCAGATGCAGTGGTTTCGGTAGAGGTGTCTGCGATTGCGTACGAAATCGTGGTCGATGTGACCGCGGTCAACCGTGCTGCTGATACGTTGTATGCAGCTGGAAGGTCGAACACTGTGATAACGTCACCAACTTCGAAGAACGAGCTAGCGGTAGCAACACCAACCGTTGCAACACCAGCAGCGCGAGCGCGAGTGGTGGTTGCCTTACGGCTGTGGTTGATTCCACCCACGGTGATGCCTGCGGTGGTATCGGAAGCGATATCGCCAATCAGCATGTCGAGTGAGTAGAGTTCACCAGAAGCCCAATCCGAAGCCGGCTTGTGCATTTCTGCAACGATGAAGTTTGCGTGGTCAGCCGAAGCAGCCTTGATGTACTCCTCAACCAAAGCCACGATTTGCTCAGGGCCAGAGTTTTGAAGAATGTCGCGGTGCTTGATGCGGAACGGGGTGATGATCGTGTTGGCCCATTCATACACTGCCGAGCCGAGAATGTCGGCGGAAACGGCGGTGCTGTGCGTGCCAGACGCATCAGTGTATCCGGTAGCTGACAAGTCAGCCGCACGAAGCGGAACGACGAGACCGCGACCGGTCATCGACTTAGCTGACTTTTTGAAGATTTCGAGAACAGGGTGGTCCAAAAGGACGTTGTCAACGAGAGTCTTCTCATACTTCTGAAGAGTAGAAGTGAAGAGTTGTGTGAAATTGGTATCACCTAAAATTGCCATGATGTTTACCTCCAAGGTTTGTTAGTTATGGCTTTCTTTACTGGTCCAACCCGAGGAGGTCAACGTTTAGCGTGGAAACGATTGCTCGTCCATCACCGCACGAATAACTGCCTGCAGATCAGAGTTGTCTGTGATAGGTGTGGCACCAGAGGCACCTGCACCTGACCGCCCAACAACCGAAGCGGCCTTCTTTTGCTTGGCACGTTCAACAGTCTTGGTTGCTGCCGCCTTCTTCTTCTGACCTTCCTCGTACTTAAGAGCCTTGTAGGCCGCCTTAAGATTCGTAAGCTCATTTTCGTAAGCGTAGCTTGCAAGACGTGTGCGGAACGCATCACGCTGTTTGGTATTCAATTGGATACCTTCGATCTCCAGAATGTCGTCAATTTGACTTTCGTACTCAGCCATGGCCTTATCGACCTCAGCTTCGTAAGCAATCTGTTCTGCTCGAGCGTTCTCCTCTTGTTCTACCTTTGAAACCTTGCGACGCAGACCATCAACTTCAGACTCTTTGCTCCACGCAGATTTGACCTCATTGGTGATCCCAAACATTTCCAAGAACTCCTGGTCAAGCAGGTTGGCCGCAGCCAACTCCTTAATCAAAAGCGCTACAGAATGTGTAGGGTTCTCCGTGTTAGACGCAAAGTGCGCCAACACTTGCACAGGATTTTCATCCCATGCTGAGTCGAGTTGCTGGAGTGTCTGAATCGTATCCGAGAATGCGATTGCAGATTCCTGAAACTCTTCCTTCTCTGCTGCAAGAGCTTGAGCCTTACGGGTGTAGTCCGCTTGGCGCTGGTATCCGGCGAGTGCTTCTTTGAGGGAGACCTCAACGATTTCACCATCAACCTTAACCTGGTATGTTTCAGCCAGGCTTGGATCATCTTCCTCCACCTCTTCTTCAAGGACCTCTTCCTCAACTTCCTCATCGTCGAGACCTGAAATAAGGTCATCTACAGATGTGTCTGTTGGATCTGTTTCTGGCGCTTCCTGGTTGACCGTTTCCGGTTCCACTATCGCCATTGTCTCCTGAATGATGTCAGTGAGTGATTGATTTTCCATGGTATTTACCTCCAGTATCGAGTGCACATAAACCGGTTGTCCCGTAGGATCCAGCATGGCGTATTCGGGTAAGGATTAGTTTATCCTCATATATAGCCGTGAGTGGGGAGGTTTATCTCCCCACCCCTAGCGACGGTACAGTTTCTTAGCTGCGGAAGCGGCGGTTTCCAGGGTACCTGTCCAGCGGGGAAGCAGCTGTAAGAAGGTTTCGCGTTGATCGTTAGTCATGGGGCGCATCAGGTCTGATACCACGGAAAGGTTGTACGGCAGTTGGTCAAAGTTGTGGAGTTTCAGCCCAAGACTAGATACTGCTTTGGCCGTGTATTCTCTTGGTATTTCAGCGTCCTCTGCAAACTTCAGAGCCTTTACAACTCCGTAATTTGACAGTGCCCCAATCCTATCTCCGTACTTATCGCGCATCCTGGCGCTTATTTTTTCTGCAGCATTAGCAGCTGCGTTCCATCTATCTTGCTGCTTTGGCGTTGCTAGCCTTCCAGGTTTTGGGGAATCAAGTACTTCCATTAGCTCTCCAGCTGTAACCTCACCAGGCTTTCCGCCTTTCCAACCCCAATCCATTCCAGGTGCCTTCTGAACCATCTTCTCAACCGCAGCCATACGTGGCGCTACAGATAGCTCACGCGCTATATCTCCCAAATCTGCCTGTGGTACTACTTTGCGCAGATCTGTAAGTATTTCCAGAAGAGGCTTTATGCTCATACTAGTCCGTCTGGTTCATCATTGCACCACAGCAAGGGCACTTCATGGACTTCTTTTCCATGGTGGCCTCAACAGTAGTTCCACAATCTGGGCATTCGTAGCTGGTGGTTTCTGACTCCTCAGACTCGTCTTCTTCCTCGTAGTCTTCGTCGGTAGCAGGTTTTTTGTAGCCCATACCTTCCTCTTTGCCTTTGCCAGCCATGATCTCGATAGCGAGCATCTTAGGTTTGCCGTTCATTCTCATAGTGCTATTCCTCCTTGGCCTGCGGCCGGTACAGGCGGGCCTCCAAGGCCAGCCAGATCTTGCATCATCGGGCTACCCATTTCTGGAGAGACCGGTTCACCTTGCCCTAACATAGACAAGAGTTCTGGTGGAAGTCCACCCATTCCTTCCATTCCTGGTGGCAAACCCATGCCACTTTGTTCGCCGGCCATACCTGCCATCTCTGGTGGTAGCCCACCTGCGGCTGGTGCGGCTTGCGGCTTAACTAGAATTTGATCTGGGTTAAGACCCATGTAGCTTAAAGCTTGACGCAACGCTGGTTCTGGATCGTATCCCATGTTGGCGATAGTTGGAACGATAATGTTCAACATCTCTAAACCTTGACGTGCGCGACTAGCTGGGTTGATAGCCTGCGTTGACCCGCCTTCGGCTTCGATAGAGAACTCTCCTTCGATGTCGTTGATAGATACTTGCAACCATTCTACAGCGCTAGGGCCAGCGATACGGATAGCTTTGCCTTCATCCAAAAACTGCTGGCACAACGCCAACATTCTGGTTCCGATCTCTCGTGCAGCCTTCTCAACGTTAGTCATCTTGTCAAGCGAACGTGTTGTGGTAGCGCCCTCAACTGCCGCAGCAGCTGTAGCTGGAACTCTTGACGCAGATGACATCATTCCGGCTTGAAGGTCAGAGATTCCCAAGATGCGTTGCATGTAATCTTGCAACTTGTTTTCCATCACAAAGTTGTCAGCTGGTGTAGCAAGACGTGCTACAGGCTGCAACACTTCTTGCATAGACACGTTCCCTGGCAGGTCAACCGGAATCACCTGGTCTGGACGGTTCTCTGCAAGAGCTTTGGCAAGTTCTGGTGTCAAAACTTTCTTGTTGATAAAGTACTTGTTTCCTACACGCTTCAAGTCGTTGATTTCAGCGACCATGATTTCGTTCACCATCAGCTGGATACCAGCAACGTTTTCAACGTCACCAAATCCCCATGCGGTTGAGCCGCCGTCGCTGTAGTTGCGCATATGCACATACGGTGGGTATCTGTGTGCGTACGGGATATCTCCATCAAACAGGGCTTCAGCTCCGTCGATTTGGAACACAGACAATGTACGGTCCCGCATGTCGTAAAACTCGTAAATGGTAGCGTATGCGAACGCTTCAGGAAGACCCTGGTCTTGCATTTCGTAATGGTCCATTGTGGTACGGTCAGCAAACCCTGTGTCGGCTTTAAGGTTGTCAACTGCAGACTTTCTGAACTGTGGGTTTGATTTAATCTCGTCGAGAGGCAAACGCAACCGTTGGCAGATCCAACGAGATTGGTTCATACGTCGAGCGTCAGCTGGTAGGAACATGTCGTACGGGGATACATACTCTGTGTACGGTTCATCGACTTCAACAAGCTGTTCTGTCAATGCTACAGCATCAACAATCTCGTTAACAATGTTGTCGTCCATCATCAAACCGGTTTCTTGCGCAACTTCTGCTGCTGCAGCAACCAGGTCCTGTGTTTCGATAACAATGTCGTCGTTAGTGCGGTCAACAGTCTTTTCGCTGTATGACCAGCCAATCTTAGAAAAACCGTTACCAATGATAACCATGTCTTGTGTCATGTCGCGCAAAACAGATGTAGAGTCTGACCGTTTCCAGTAGTAGTCAAGTACAGCTTTAGCGGTAGCTCCGTTCTTTTCAACAACATCAAAATTGCCGTCAATAGGTGTTACCACAAACTTTGGGTCGCGTGCAGCGATAGAGTTGATAAGCAAAGTCAAGTGGGGCAACAACATGTTTACGGTACGAAGAAACGAGCCTGGGATCGGGAACGGCAAAATGCGGCTCAAGTCCATCTGGGTAAGTTCACGCTGGGCACCGGTACGGTACAGGGCCTCAAGCATACGCCAGTGCTCATGAACAGGGTCCATGCGGCGCAACGCGTCGCGTATAGCAGCCTGCTTGTCTTTCAACGTATACGGTTTTCTCTTAGCCACGGTAACCTCTTGGTGTCTGTAAAAGTTGAGAGCCCATTACTAGCGACTCATATGCCTGAAGTTGTGCCTCTTCTGCCTCTGCGATGCGTCTATCCCGTTCCTCTCGGAAAGAAGATAGGGTTAACGTCGTTTTGGCTCCCCAAGAAACATCCTCAACTATAGCCTCGTCTGGGGAGGCATCACTGTATTCTTCGATCAAAACCCACAAACCTATAGCCAAAGACATGACCAAGTCGTCATGGCAGCCAACATCGGCAGCGTAACGGATATTCCCGTTCGCTGTCTCTTGGGCTACGAACTGGCCAAGCTCTACACGCAGCAATGGGTGTATACCGCGAAGCATCGTCTGATTGTCTTGAGTTACAAGGTATTTGCCTAAACGGTCGATAACAGCACGACGGCGATCTACTGTCATCGGGAACGCAAACATCCGCGCGCCACGAGAACGTTTAGCGCCGGACGCCTGGTGCATGTAAGGGTTTGGGTACTCTAAATGCTTATGGAGCTCGTTGATAGGCAAAGAGCCTTGACCACCCTGGTCTTCCACCGCGAGCTTCGCCGCCCATTCCCGACCGCTGAAAAACCTGCCCATCTTGTCTAGGGCTGCAGCAAACTCGGTAGGATGGGTTATATTGCTGTGATAGTAGCCGACAATTTCTGGCATACCGTCATCGTCCAAAGTCATGACGTGCGCTGTAGCGTAGTCTTTCCCAACGCCTTGCGAAGGGTCAGCGCCAATCACATAGAAGCCTTTAGGGTCAGGGTCCAATGTTGCTAAATGCAAAGGGCCAGCTGGGTCATGCTCAAACGACAAAGTTCGATCATCCACCCAAGACAAATCTCCCCTAAAAGGGTAAGCTGCATACGAACTTTCTGGGGGCAAACCTACGAAACGTGGTCGGCCTGACTCGCGGAAAGCTTCCTCTTCCTGTTCAGGGTACTCTTGATAAAACCTCCAAGGCTGGTCAGCGAACTCTCTGCGCTTCAAATCATAGCGGGAACGACATGGGGTTTTGGTGCCGGTCTCACCGCCACACCAACCACAATGTGCACCGCAACGCATAAAGGGTGAAACCATCCAAGGCTTAAAGAACGGTACAAACTGAGACTCTGCTTTCTTTGCAGCACGGTAGGTCTTAGCGAACCGGTTGTAAGCACCACGGGCTGTGCTCACAATCATCATCGAGCCACCAGCGTCCGTTGTCGGCAGCAAGGTGCGAAGCACATCTTCTTGCAAGCTGGCCGGCTCCACAAGGGCAGCCTCGTCCCACAGTACAAACGTTGCGGTTTCACCAGCGAACACTCCGTTAGTTGCTGGGCTGGCTTTCAAACCTGACACCATGCCGTCCATAAACTCAAACGAGATACCGTTCGAAGAGTCATTTTTGATACTCGGCCCACGGTCCTTCATCCAGGCCGGCAAAAACTGGTAAGCCAGTCGAGCCTGGGCCAGGTTCTTGTTCGAAGACTTTTGGGTTTCAGACACAATCAGGATCGTCGCACCAGGGCGAAACAAGGCAAGCCACAAAGAGTGCGCCATACCGAGGGTAGTGAAACCAATCTGACGGGCTTTCAAAGCTATAACAAACCGGTTGACTTTAGTCAGCTCCAAAAGTTCGTTCTGGTAATCGAACAGGTGAAACTTGGTACGGCCACGAGCGTCCTCCATAGATGGGATCCACACATAGTTGTTGATGAAGTAAGATTCGTCAGCTGCACAGCGGCGCCATTCCAACTCTATCCACATGCGGCTCAGCTCTTTCTCACGTTTGCTAGTCATTTTGAATCTCCCGTGCTTTATGTTCCGCTGGCCAGAAATCCATGTGCCACACGACACAGACGTTTTTGTCCAACCGTACCTGCTTCGCACCACACCAACACACCACAGGCATCGTAGGATCCTCCTCCTCTTCATCCTCAGGGCGAGTCGAACCGTACCAAAACTCTAAATGCTTATCCTGACCCTCACCAGGGTTCTCGTTGAAAGCATGCAGTACAACCATTACGGAGCCTCGCACAGCCATCCTAAGCCTCTCAGACGCTCTGCAACGAGCTCTGGGCCTATAGACACCAGAGCCTGGCTAATCAGGTCTTCTAGGTCCATACCAGTCAAATCAGAGGTCCTGCTAGCAGCCTCCTCTTCCACGAACGGCTTACCGTACGTTTTGAAATACAGTTCCAAATATTTCGGGTTGCCCGACTTGGCTCCATCAACCAGCGCAGCTTTAACAACCTGATAGTCGCCCTCATCACCAGACACAGGAACCCCTGTCCCCGCCTCGGCTACCAGGGATTTGTTGACTTGCGCTACCTCATTCAGCTCCGCCAACCGCGCCTCAAAACCAGGCATCGACTTCCAGCGACGCAACGTGCGCGTCGTCACCCCGTGAGCCTCCGCCCAAGCAACCTCTGTAGCGATCGCACCACGAGCAGACTCAGGTTTCAACATCCACAAAATAAATTCATCCCACTGTGGTTTTGCAATGTTAGACATAGTTCTCCGTAAAGTTAAAAGGGTATACAGCAGACAGTGCGTAGCCGAGAGCAGAATACAATGCTCACCGTTGGGGGTAAACCACCGCACCCAAGGCACCAGCTCCTGTAACTGGTATCGGCCCACCAGGGGCCGATCAGACTAACCGGATAACCGGCAACTGTATCGGCCTTAGGGCCGACCAGGTTACCGGAGCACCGGTGCACCGGTGTACCGGTGTCCTGACCCCTGTGTTTATATATAGCCGCTAGTGGGGAGGTTTATCTCCCCACCTTGCAAAGTCTTACCAAACCCTTACCAAAAGTGTCTCACGACACTCACCGGCCCACCAGAGCAGCCTGGCTGCCAGGGGCACCTGTGCCTCGTACAGTCCGTACGGTAAGGCCAGTATCGGGACGGGGGAGTACAGCGGACACCGAGAGCGAAAAGTCCGCTCAAAGGATCATCAGTGTCCTCTGTAAACCCTTACAATGTCCGTAGGTGCGAGAACCGATGTCCGACGTCAAAAATGACCAAAAAATACCGCTCAGCTAGATAAAATAGCACGCCCGCCTTCACGGGGGGGAGCTGGGGGTGGTGGCTGGTGTTGCCTGTTGCTTGTTGCCTGTTCCCTGTCTTACCTTCCTCTTACTTTTGGGTGGGTGGGGTGTGGTGAACGTTGCGGGGGGTGGGGCCTGTTCCCGCACCAGGGCACCGGCACACCGGCAACCCTGGCAACCGGCACCAGTCCGCCAAGACGGGAGCTAGGAACGGGGACGGGGGTCGGCGCTCTCTATATACGGCCGACATCGGTACAGCTACACGGTGCCCTTGCCATCTCCCTGTTACCCTGTCCCCCTGTTAGCCTTGCCGGTGTGTTCCTGTGTCCTTGTTCCTGTGTGTCCTGTGTCCCGTGTTCGGGGTCGGTGTCAACCGTTCGGCTATTGTTTGGTCACCTACTTGTGTCCCTGTTTCGGCCGTGTACTGTTCCAGATGTCAACGAGAAGCCGCCTACGGGCCGCACAACCCCTCTCGATGGAGCAATGCAATGAACACACACACAGAGCGCACCGCGGAACTCCGCAACGGTGAAGCAAGGTACACAGTCACGGTTACCCCGTGGAACGGCGTCGAGTTCTCGACCTTGGTCCGCGGGTACAGTGAAGAGCAAGCCGCCGCCCGCGTCCTTGCATTCTATTCCGCCAAGTCGGTGAAGGTGTCCAAATGAACACAAGCACCAACTACGGCGCACCAGCCGCCGCCGACCTCGCCGAGTTTCACATTCTCACCGCGTTGCGGGCGCTGAACGCCCTCGAACGGGACGGGTACATTTCGCACCTAGATGCGTCACTCGGAGACTTGGTGCGGTTTGACGGGGCACGCGCTGACCTGGAAAACATAATGATCAATCTCCGCAACCGTCAAGAGGTGACCAAGTGAACACCTACAACGTTCGAGTAACACGCCACCAGTACGAGGCAGTGGAAAGCTACTTCCAAAGCGCCGCGGAGCTCGGCGGCGAATACATAACAGTGCCCGCAAAAATGCGGGACCTTCTCCGAGTGAAAAGCTCGGGACTGGTGGAGCTCACCGCGGCAGAGATTGACCGTCTGGTCGAACAGCTTGACTGGCAGACGTACGACGCGTGGAACGACGGCGAGAACCCGACGTGGCTGGCACGGGCACGCCGTCAGCAAACAGCGATCCGCCGAGATGTGACACGGGCTGGCTACAATGTGGGGCCGAACAACCACCCACTGCCGAAACGCTAACGTGCACGGCGGGCAAGCCCGCCCCCCGTGTACCGGTTCGGCCGGTCACCTCGCTCACGACGGGGCACGGGACCACAGTCACCGCGGATGGGTTCGCGTGTGACGACCAGTGAGGCGCGACAAGCGCGCCGCCCGCTTGATGAGGCGGGCACGGGGTGCGATCCCCCGCACTGGTGCCACCCCCGTGCACGGGGCCGGAGCAGTCCGGACAGTGTACGACAACCGGCAAGCGTCGACGGTTACAGACGCCACAACAACACGAGTGACGGCGTTACCGGCACGGAGAACAGCAGTGAACACAGCAACAACAACACGCACGGCACGCGGCACAAGCTCGGCAGACGTTCGCCGCGCGATCACGGGAGCGGGCTCTCACTTCTTTGACGAGGGCGCAATGCGCTTCTTTGCAAGTCGCACAGCACGCACGGGTTGGCACATTTCGGACGGCACCGGTTTTGGTGACGGCCATTGGGTGCTTGTAACGAGTGAACAGTACCGCGACCAGTTCGGCACCGCCCTCAACTCTCGCCGCTACACGGTCCGACATTGGGTCGTGTCCGACTGCGGTCGCGCCGTTGAGCGGATCGACACGCAAGACGACTTCCAAGCGTTCGCAACAAGCGCGGGCGCAACCCGTGCCGCGTGCAAGCTTGTCGAGGAGTTGGCCAACAACTAACACCCTCACCCCGTGAGCGCTACGGGCGCGGCCGTCCAACCGGACGGTGACCAGGTTCGAACCCTGGCGCGGGGGCAAGGTACACCGGAAGGTGTACGGAACCGGAGCACACGGCGGAACCGTGAGCACGCCCGAGAGGGCAACAACAACACGACCGGCGGCGTTACCGTCGGGGAGCAATACAGATGAATACAGCAACAACAACACGCACGCTTGTAGAATGGGCGCGCGACTACAACAACAGCAACAACGCTGGCGGGCCGTGGATCGGCCAAGGTTACACAGCGGGTTACCGCATTGACCACGGGGACGGGTGGGCCTTGCTCTCCGTCTACGCTGACAGCGAGACCGGCAACTACCGTGACCGTTCGTTCGGAAGTGTGTCGGCCGCCAAGACAGCAGCTCGCCGCATTGAGGGCAAGCGCCAACAGGCGCGGGGGGTCGACAGCTTCGACCCCGAGGAGGTGACCAAGGTCGTCACGCCAACGTTCGAACACGGGTTCGCTCTCGGCTTGGTGGCGTTCGCGGACGGTCGCGCGGCGGTTCCCGCCCTCGACCCTGCGGCCACTGCACCAGTGGCTAGCGTTCCGGTTGGCGGAGCAACCGAGTTCTTTCGCGGCTGGCTTGCTGGCTGGCACTCCGCCAACCTTTTACCAACCGAGGAGGTGTCCAAGTGACCACGAACGACAGACAGCACAGACCAGCGCTCACAGCGGAAGCCGTGCAAGCTCTCGCGGACCTTGCAGCCCTCGGGCACGACGCGGAAGCGTTGCTTCTTGGGGCTCTTGCACACGGGCGCAGATCGAGCTCGGAAAGCCTCGCTTCCTTGCTCAACCCGTACGACAGCCAGCTCGCTCCGTTCTCCCGTCTCGCTTGGGGTGAAGGCTACGAGGTCGCGGCGCGGAGCTACAACCGCCAGGAGGTGTCCAAGTGAACGCGCCACAGGTAGACACATACACGCGCACGATCCTACGATGGACCGCCGACCAGTACGCTTGGCGCGGCATCCTGTTCGATAAGGACGCCCTCGCTTCGGTACAGCTCAACGAGCTCGCCGACTGGCTCGACCAGCAAGGGACCATCTCGTGACCCTGGCACCTTTGACCCTGGACGTCGGGCCCCGCCCTGGCACGCGCGTGCGTGTCATCGGGCGCGGGTACCGGTCCGGCTGGGCAGGCACGGTCACCGCAGTCGGTCCATCCCGTTGGGACGGGTCCACTGTGTGGCTTGTGTTGTTCGACGATGGTAGGCGTGCAGGCAAAGCGCGGCACCTGATCCAAGTGGTAGAAAGGTAAGAAGTTGGTAAGACTGTGCTGAAATGCAGGCACTCCCGTCGGCAGTCGGTACGATACTGTCACAACCGATAAGCGTCGCGGTTACAGACGCACACAACAATGACACGCCGGAACAGACGGTGGGAGAAACAAAGATGAAAAAGGATAACATCATTTACGTCGATCAAGACGGGCGCACGCACGGCAAGGTGGCCACAGTTGATACCATCTTCTGGACGCAAGACGACTTCGACGCGTTCGACAACTTCACAGACGAGCAGACATGGGCGTTCGCTTGGTCGGACACGGGCTGCACCACACCGGCACAGTTCGCTGCAAAGCTTGGGGGTGCACAATGAACAAGCGCGTAACTATCGCACTCGGGGTGCTCGCACAGATGGTAGCTGACGGGGACACAGAAGACTTGGTGACCGGCTACCTGTGGGCACTGCAAGACATGGGTGTGAACATCGAACAGGCTGATGAGGCTCACGCAATACTCGCGCTGACGGAAGCTGGACTTATGGAGGTGGCACAATGAACCTGGAACTGAACACGGTGACCCGCAACCTTCGGGACGCTATCGTCACCATCGACCTGGGCTGCTACGAGGGGCTGGCAATCGCGGACACGCTGTCCTCCCTTGCACGGTTCTACCTGGACACAGTCAAGCGCGCCCATCCGGACACATACTACGGGCTCGGCAAAGAGCAAGACGCGATCCGCGCACTGGAACGCAACATTGCGCAGCTCGAACGGATGGTATCGGCACATCGGTACATCAAAGCTTCTGAGCCGGTGTATGTGGAACGTCCGGAATGGCTGGGCCCTGTTGACACGGGGGTACAGCTATGAGACTGAACGACACGGTTCTGAACTACATTTTGGTTATCGACATCATACTTATCTTGTGTATCGTGATCGGAACGTTTCTACTCACCTTGGACGAAGGCCTGTACCTGAACCGCAAGCAGGCACGGGCAGCCGAAGTTCGAAACCGCAAAAAGTGGGACGAATACGGCAAGCAGTATAGCCGCGACGAGTTGTTGCGTCGGCGTGCTAACAACCCGCAATAGCGGGTCGGTCCGGCCCCTGAAAGGGGGCTGGCCACCGAGAGCCCAGCGCTAACAGTGCTGGTCTGTCGGGGGTCAATGGGATCCCGAAACAACAACCAACAAAGGAGGACAGATGTCCAAGATACAACGCCAGAAAGGCAAAGCCAGTTTCCACCTGTTTGAGCTACAAGAAGTAGCGTCAACAGTGATCTGTGAACTTACGAGGAGCGCTGTCGCATTGCGGGAGCGGGCCGCCGAAGCCAAGACTAGAAGCGAGCGGGACGCATTGCGTTACGAGGCTGAGGGCGAGGTGTTAGAGGCACGTAAGGTTATCTATCGTACGTACGGCGACACAGACTACGCCGATCAGGTAGATGAGCTGGTGAACGAAGCGGTTTCTGCTATCAGAATGCCGTGAACTTTACAGACAGAGGGGCCCCACATTGTGGGGTCTCTTCTTCTTTATGGGTAAGGGCAGAAAACTGCGGTCGGTTAGGTGTCAGCGAATGCGCTGGAACTCAACACCGGCACAGTATACAAAGTGTCTTACGTTTCCCTTACCATAGGCAGGCACTCCGTCCCGCTCACGGTTCTGTGGGAAATTCCCACACTGTCCCGAACCTACCCGTACCGTGCGGACTGTCTCTGGTACAGATACCAGGAGCCCCCAAAGGGGCTCACCGGTAGCCGGTTACCGGACCGGAGAGACATGGCACGAGAAGGTTTATTTTCTCAACAGTAGGCAGCTGTACTCACCTACTTGCTTTTCGAAAACATGAGTGCACTATAAAGTATTGAGGTATGTCCCTCGGAGGTTATGATGATAGATAGAGTATTGAGAAAGAACCAGCAGGTGCCGTACGATTCGGATTCGCCTGTTGTGAAAGAGCTGCGTCGTCTCGGGTACATTGATCTGCACTCGTTGTCTGACGAGTTCGATGGTGATGTGACTCGCACGTCTCGTGCACGTTTGCGGTACCTGGCCGCGTTGCTGCCGGAGCTTGACCGTCGCCGTCTCGCAGAGACGTTGACTGCGATTGTCGGCAACCCTGCTCTCTTGGAGCGGGATGTTCGGGCTATCTTGGATGGCCGGTCTCTTGGGGACACGTCCCGCACTACGCGTGAGGTTCCTATCGAGGCGGTGCAAACGGTGGGCCGTATGTTGGCTCGCGGTGAGACGCATGTGGAGACTGCACGGTCAGCTCGTGTGAGTGTGAACACTGTGGAAGCTATCGACGGTTTCTTGGGCCTTACACAGGCCTATCAGGACCGTCTAATGGATGCCGCTGTGATCGCTGTGCGTGAGAACTGGTCGGTGCGTCAGCTTGCACGCGAGGTTGGTATCTCAAAAAGCCAGGCGCACCGTCTGATGGTTCAGGCGCGGGATGTGTTGTCAGAAATCGGGGAGGTGTCACAATGAGTTGGCACCGCTACGATGACAACCTGGTTGACATGTATCAGCTTGGTACCGTGTACGCTAATGCGCTGTTGAGCAATGACGAGAAGGTTGTGAAGATGGTGCAAGAGTACATGCGCATGAAACAAACATGGAGGGAAGAACGTGACCAGAGCTAAGAAAACTTACAACGTGATCGAGTACACTCGAAGCATCGCTAAACTGATGGGTCTCGGTGAATGGGAACTTGTTCTTGATGATGGCTCAGCATGCGAAGACTGTCTCGCAGAGATTGACGCAACCTATGGCCAACGCCATGCGAAGCTTTCACTTTGCAAACAGTGGGACACACTTGACTCTGACACCCAGCGTGCTACGATTGTGCACGAGCTGCTACATGTGCACTTTGCACACTACTCACAGCTCGCGTACGACATGCTGAACGCACTTGACAACGGTTCCAGTAAAGCTGGTACTGCTGCAATGATTCTGTGTGAAGAGTATGTGGTCGATGCGATAGCTCTTTCATGGGCACCGTTCCTTCCGCTTCCAGGAGGTGCTGTATGACCGCGAACCCTGATGACGCTATCAGTTCCCGCTCGGGCGCCTGGCACCAGTCTACACTCTCGACGATCCATGACTGTCCTCGCCGCTGGTTCTTGACCTACCAGTGTGGCCTGCCTGACCCTTCCGGCGAAGCTGCCAGGGTTGGAACTGGTGTGCACGCTGCTGTGGAACTCCACGAGAAGGCTCGCATGGCTGGCACCACGCTTCCATCTATGGAAGACATGACTGACGTCGCCGTGGCTATGCTTGGTGATGAAGAGTACGAGCTGCACGACAAAGCAGAGGCAGCTGTACGCCATTGGTGGAAGACGAAGATGAAAGACAAGAGCATGTCTCACCGCGACTATGTGATGATGATGGAACCGGTTGCTATCGAACCGTACTTCCGGATCCCCTTAGTCGACGGTGCCCTACCTATCGGTGGATGGATGGACGCTGTGTACCGTGATCAAGATGGCCTGTATAAACTAGTCGACCTGAAGACTGCTGGCTCTATGAGCCGCTGGAAGGAAGGCGGTGAAGGTAAACGGCACCAAGCCACCATGTACGCTATCGCATTGCAGCTCACCGACATTCTCCCTGAGAAGATCGACTATCTGCCTGAGATGACTTACACTGTGGTGAAGCCTGGTACTGGTGGAGAGTGCGCGAAGCGCGTTTCGGTGCAACCAGACTTCGTAGACGTGGCAGTCCTTGGTCAAAAGATTCGTGATGCTGAAGCTATTGTGACGGTAGACGAGTTCCCGCGCAATCCCTCGTGGATACTGTGCAGCCAGACATGGTGTCCGCACTATGAGAAGTGCATGATTACAGGTGAATACGCTGGACGGCCTGTAAACTTGCGAAAGAAGCTTGGTGTACCAACACCAGCCTTACCGTCAGGACAGTCTAGCATAACCAACGATACAGGAGGTATCAACCATGAATAGCAAGAACAATCCCGCAACCGGCTACACTGTCGAAGAAGACGTGTTTGTCATTTCCAATACTGTGGGCGGCGTCTCACAAGTGTCCGTGTCCATTACGTTGAGCACCAAAGCTCTCGGCGCTGATGCGTTTATCAAACTCGAAGAGACCTACGATTTCGCTACACCAGCAACTGACGGTGAAGCTGTTGTGCGTCGCTCAGAGATGGTGGACCTGCTTCGCGACCAAGTTATCTTGGAAGCTAAAGCTGTAGTCGACGCTGTACGTGAAGCTGTTGCTTCAACACCGAAAGGATCGGTTTCGATTCACCCAGTCCAAGGTTACTCTAACCCTGGCACACAGGCTGCCGCCCCTGCACCGGCATTCTCTGGTCCGCAGGCAACCGTAGCTGTAGCTAACGGTTCACCTGCACCCGTTGCAGGTGGGGCCCAATGGATGAGTGTGCCAAGCAAGTTTGGTGATGGAGAGTTGCGTTTCATTGCAACTGGTTCATACCCAACTTCGCAACTTGAAAGCGAGGTAGGCAACTGGCTTCGTCAGCATGGTCTTAACCCTGATGCATTCAAAGTTTGGGACAACCGTCCAGGTCAGAAAGGCTTGGAAGCTGGTGTGCCGAACGGCTGTGTCGCTGCAGTGAAGATCAGCAAAGATGCACAAGAGTTTGTCTCAGGTGAGATTGCTAACCAAGCGATTGCACGTGTGAAGTTCAACTCGAACGGTTCTTTGTACATCTGGCTTACCAAAGAAGCTGAAGCAGCTATCAAGTACGGTGCACTGAACGGCGTAAAGTTGGAGGCCTAACCATGGTCCACGACCTTTACTTGGTGCCTGACGTGCCGCCCGAGTCCGAGATCTTGGAGGGCGTAGAAGGGTTAGCGTGGGAACATGCTACCGTCTACGCCTCCATGGTCGACATGGAACTTGGCAGCGATGAGTTTTTGGAAATGCACAAAGATTTGATGGAACGGTATCGTGAGTGCGGTGAATCCTTAGGGTACATGCAGCACACCGGTATGCGTTTCATTCAAACTTTACTGCAAACCAACAAGCTTGCTCTTGTGATCGGCAAGAACGATTCGGCTGATGAAGTAACCGATAGCCTTATACTGTTAGGTCATGTGGCAACAAGTGCACTTATGTGGACACACGCCTCATTCCCTACACAGTGGATCCCTAACACCTTGTGGACTCATCTTGATGACAACCTTCGCGGTGTAGATTTTTTTGTAAGCATTCCAAACGGAGGAGACCAGGATGATGACAACCGATGAGAACAACAACGTGTACACTGATGGAAACCAGGACGAAGAACTATGGGCATCCAGGTTGAGCGCACAGGACCCGTTCCAGATCGAACCGAAAGCACCACGTCGCAGCCAAGCGCTGTCGAAGATGCACGAGGACGACGAGGATCCGATGGTCGAACAGGAGAAGCCGCGTTTCAAACTTCTCAACCGTTCAGAGCTCAAAGCTTTGCCAGACCCAGAGTGGCTCGTCCACGGGACGCTTCCGGCAGATTCGTTCACAGTCATTTACGGTGCGCCAGGTGCAGCGAAGTCATTCGCGGCACTGGACGTGGCTTGCTCAGTAGCTTCAGGGCACACCTTTCACGGTGCTGCGGTAAAGCGTGGCCAAGTCCTCGTCGCGGTAGGCGAAGGCCTCCGTGGAATGAAATGGCGTGAAGAGTCTTGGGGTCTTGCACACCTTGACTCCGATCAAGAAGCTTTGGAGCGCAACCTGCACATCTTGCCGAAAGCAGTTCACCTGCTTGAGTCAAAGGACGCAGACATGCTTGTCAATACCGCTGAGTATCTTTCACAGAATGGTGATGAGCCATTGCGTCTCGTTATCATTGACACCTGGGCACGTGCTATGGTTGGTGGTGATGAGAACTCTGCTAAGGACGCAGGTATCGCTATCGAGGTTTGTGAACGTATCCGCCATGCAACCGGAGCTACCGTGCTTGTGGTTCACCACACCGGCGCCGAAGGCACACGGGAACGCGGATCAACTGCACTCCGTGGAGCTTCTGACACTTCGATTTTGATGGTGAAAGAAGAGAACAGTGGCGTTATCACTTTGTCTGTAAAGAAGATGAAAGACGGTGAGCCGCCAGCGCCAGCTAACTACACCTTGTCGCCATACGGACATAGCGCGGTTCTTCAACCAAGCACCAGTGGCTACACGCCAGGCGCAGTGTTCAAAAAGCAGTACCCTAGCAAGTATGGAGATGCATTCTAATGATGTACCATGCCTGCGACGAATGCAAAACTGGACCTTTCTGCGATTGTGGAAAGTTCAAGACAGACTCTTTGTACAAGTATACGTCCGACGAGTCGTATGCAAACTACATCAAACGCCAGACCGAGGACTGGTTAGTACTCAACACCGATGGCCTCGACTACATCGCGCGGTTAAACACCGCAATCAAAAACACTACGGAGGTAGACACATGTTCGGAAGATATCATGAGCTTCAAGGAATGGATCGCTATGGGGAAAACAGTCTTGCTGGCGACCTTGCGGAAGAGAAAGTAACACAGGTTCTCGAGCAGCTGGACAGGCCGGTCGCGCCCTTTGGGCCGCGCCGTGTCAGTACCAAACGTGCACAGCACACCACTTGGACTAAAGAGATCCGCCATGCACCAGACTTTTTAGGATGGGGCAGGTTTATCGAGGTGCAGGGAAGCGACGGTGATACCGTTATCTTCAAACAAGACAAGACCGAAGCACTAACCTGGTGGGATACAATCATGCCGGTGTTCTTCGGTATTTACTTGCAACGTCAAGACCAGGTTCTGTTCTGCGACATCGAGACTGTTATGTGGGCCATCTCACAGCCTGGCGTGGAAGAGATTACTCTCGACGCTGAAGGCCGATACCCTAAGACAGCTTGGATCGTGCCGATCCCAGTCCTGCTTGACCGGATGACCACGGATGCTTTTGCTGGAAGCAAAGGCGCCAAAGGTAAGAAGAAGAAAGAGGTGTAAACCATGGCCAAATACGACTACGAGTGCAAGCTATGCCAAATTGGCACAGAGGTTGAGCGCTCAATACACGAAGAAGAGCAAGCTATACATTGCCCAGAATGCAAAGACCTGATGAAGCGCGTCTATGGTCCTGTAGGGGTGGTGATGAAAGGTGCTGGATTTTACAAGACAGACACAGCCCCATCTAACAACTTCTATTCAGAGAACGGGAGTACACTCTAATGGCCAACATGCAGACCGGCGGGTCTAAGAAGAACTGGAGTTTTGACCCATCTTCAGTTGAGGCAATAGCCCCAATTCGTGATGCTTTAGTTCACAACGACACATACTTTGATGAGCCTTCAGCTGGAATCAGCACACTCTCTATTGTGCTTGACAAGATCTTGGAAGAGCTCCCTGAGGAGCTTCAAGCTCCTGTTCGCCTAGTGCACCTAGAAGGCCGGTCATATCGGTCTGCTTCCAAAACTTTGGGCATTGACCACAAGACGGTGAAAGCCAGAGTTGATCGCGGTGTAGCTATCATGAAAGCTAGGCTTATTGATTCGGTGTGGATAGCGGAGATGCTTCGTGGATACATTCCACGCGACGAGATTTTGAACGAATCTTCGGTGCAAGGCAGCAAAGTGTCAGACATTCTTAGCACACTGAAAGGTTCAAATGCCAAGTAGTGTAGAGGAGCGTTTCTTGAAACACGTGAAGAAAACTGACACCTGTTGGAACTGGATAGGGGGAACCTCTGGCTCCAAGAAGTACGGAAAGTTTCAGTTCGATGGGCATAAGGTTTCTGCACACCGAATGTCTATGTACCTGTGGGAAGACTTTGATTTGGCTGACAGCCAGTCAATCCATCACACCTGCAGCAACACCCTGTGTGTAAACCCTGAACACCTGCGCACAGTAACTACACTTGACAACATGATCGAGATGATGGAACGCAGACACTATGTAGCAACTATCGCGCGGTTGACCGCCGAGGTGAAACGACTAAACAAGGAGGTAGCATGTCTAAAGCGAAACAGCAAGGCACCAGCCACGAATCGTGGATAGCTAACGAGCTCAAAGGCCACAGTATAGATGCACGACGTCTAGCTGAAGGCGGTGCTGACGATGAAGGTGATGTGGAAGCTTACCTGATAGGTGAGCGTTGGATCTTGGAAGGCAAATCCCGTCAGGTCCTGAACGTACAGGCTACCCTGGGCAAGGCGCGCCGCAAGGCGGCAGGTTTACCGGTAGCTGTGGTGTGGAAACGCCTCGTGAAAGTTGCCGACAAGAAAGTACGCCAGCCTGTTGAAGGCGAACGTGTGGTAGTTATCCTTGGATGGGATGACTTTGTGCATATCATTACACACAACATGAGCACCGATGACCAGGTGAAACCAGACGATACAGGAGGTATCAACCATGATTAGCCAGGAAGCATTTGACGTAGTTGTAAACAAGATTGTGAACGATCAACCACTCACAACAGCTGAAGCTGTAGAGCTCGTGCAAACCATTGCCGAACTTGACGGTAAAGGTAAAGTTGCGGAAGGGATAGTGCAGTTTGTGCTACACGGCATAGAGATCATGTACAATGACGTTGCTCAGAACGTTGTACGGGAACTGAATCTGCGTGATACCAGCAAGAAGAAACGGATTATGCGCATAGGCACCGAGGCCGCTGGAAAGCTTATTGAGGCCGTACAAGTGTACACCGCGCAGCTGTACATTCAAGAGGAGCAGGAAGCTCAACGGTTAGCAGCTGCTAATGTTAGCGAAAAACTCCCCGAAGGTGAGACGCCGGCATGACCAGTCGGTCTCGGCAACCACTGACGATCCGGATACTGAGTAGCGGACCCCTTCTGTACCCAGATCGGAAACAACCAAAGCTACGGACTCGTCTAGAGGAACATCGTTCAGGTAGCTGTAAGCTTGCGCCTGTGTCGCGATAGTCTGCAAGTTTGTGTCAGAGACAGCGGCAGCTGCTGCAGGTGCAATAGCGTTGATTACAGTGTCAGCTTGTGTGGCAAGGCCTACGGTAGCTGTAGCGGAAAGGATAAGAGTGACGGTAGCTTTGATCATACCCACAACTGTGGGCGGTGTCAGCTACTTGCCAAGTTTAGAAGCTATCTCTGTGAACTTGCCGCGCTTCTTCTTCTTTTTCGCATAGTCTGGCATGCTTTTATAAGCCGACTTTGGGGTCTCTTTGGCGAAACGTTCTGCTACCTTTGGATTGGTAGCGTACAGGTATCCTTGTTGTGCTTTAGACTTGAATGGCATAACTACCTGGTAAGACCGTAGATGCTAGCTAGGTAATCTGTCATTGTTGGAGCTCCATATTGCTGCGTCTGAATAGCTTGAAGAAGATCTTGTTGAGTGTATGACCCTGGAACTCCAGTAGCCCCACCTTGAGCTTCACGGGCACGATCCTGCATTATAGTCCGTGCTTCCCCAACAGAGAAAGCAGGTAGACCGGCCTGTGCGGCAGCAACGTTACCGAAGTAAACGTTCTGGCCAATTTCACCAGCACGGAACGCTTTGAGTCCTGCAGATCCACCCTTGGTTAGCATACCAGCTTCGTTTGCAAAACCTGGAACCCGAGCCAATCCTTTAGCTGCCACCGATCCGGTTTTGGCTAGTTGAGTGCCGGCTTTAGCACCCTTCAAGATAGCGCCAGCAGGAATCAGCGTTGAACCAAGTTCAAACGCACCAACACCAAGAGACGCTGCCGCCTTGAACCAGTTGCCCTCCTTGGCTGCTTTGTATGCTCTAGTAAAGTCGTCGACACCAAGGAGCTCGTTCGCTACCAGGTTGACACCGAACTCCCCAAACTTTTTTGCTGTAGCAACAGGGTCAATGGCGTTAGTTGTAGGGTCCTTCTCACCAAAGGCAGCTATGAGTCCGACAGCGCCAGCGGCAAGAGCCGCCTTTCCTTTCAACGTCTTAGGTTTGAGTATCTTGCCAGCCCTGCTAACAGTCCTCGGTCCCACCTGTGCTCTAAGCTCGGATCCGAGGGCACCACGGATACCACGAGCGGCAGGGGCGGCCTCAGAGCCTGGAAGTGTAGAGATAACATCTTCAAGACCAAGCATGTATCTTCCAGAACCGATATCGGCAGCAGCCCCTGCAGCAGCCCTAGGGGCAGGGATGTTCAAATCTTGGAACGGGTATGTTGGCGTCATCCTAGGTATACCGCCACCTGCGGTGCCACCAAGGTTGATAGGGCCAGTAGGAACCAGTGCACCAGGAGCCCTGTACGGTACCGGAAGATTACGTGGGGTGGATGCAGGCAGCTCGATAGTTGACCCTAAAGTTGGGGTTGGGAGTTCATCGATTTCAAGCAGAATGCTTTTAGCTTGGTTTATGAGACGTGCAGCTTTAGCGTTGCTTATCCCACGGAGGTCGGCAAGCTGTTGAGTGCTGAGACCTTCACGGACAGCGATGATCGCGTCGTCAAGCTCATTGCTCTGCATAGGGTAGATGTCTTCAATGGCCATAATTAGTCCTCCAGTATATGCCGCGAGTGGGGATTACCCGCGCATCCTGCCCACAGCTTCCCTGCGAGCTTGCTTAGCTTTATCTGTATTTGACACAAACTGCCTGCCTTTCTTAGACCCTTCAACCTTTTTGCGGTTAGTAGCAGCCTTCTCTGAAGGGGACAACTTGGCCCATGCCGCAGACGGAAGATACCGGCTGGTACCGCCCTCACGGATAGCTGGTTTCTTGTCGCTAGTCCGCCAGTCTTCTTTAGTCCAACGGGACAGTTTGGTTTGTGCCTCAGTTTTCTCTCCACTGTACCCGCCACCAGCTTTTTCGTACCGTTGGGCAACCAGTTGAGCTTTACGAGCAGACCACTGGCCTGGCTTTCCGCCCTGGCTGCCAGCCATAACGCTATCTTTGATGCGTTCACGAAGCTTAGGTTTAGTGTATGCCATGTTACCACTTTTCCCGATCTGCCCAGTAGGCCGCAGACATCTTGCCTTTAGCTATGTTTCCAGCATGTCTAGCCTTGAACGCCTCACGGCGCTTCCTGTATGACTCAGACTCACCGGCTTTCCTAGGGCTTCCAGATACACCCTGCTGCCCGAACCGGATAGTTTTCAGCTGGCTGCCTTCTTGGGCTACCACAATGTGAGACTTGGTTGGATGGCCAGGTGTGCGTTTAGGCTTGTTCACACCGGCTACACCAGCCATGCGCAAGATCGCCTGTTTACGTGCCGGCGTCATTTTGATTTTACCGACTTCTTCTCAGCTATCCGTGTACGAGTCCAGTCATACCAGTCAGCCCATTCAGCTAAACGCTGCGGCCAAATATGCTCCGGCTTGTACGGCAATGTCGGGCGGACAGCGCGACGCATCTCCACCAGGGACACCGCCACATGGTTCGAGCAGATCATCCTGTCCGTGTTATCCTGCCAGCCGTTCACTTTGATACCCACCAGGTTCAAAGCGATACGAGCAATTTCACCCCAACCATACTTGCGTCCCACACAAGCTTCAGATGCAGCAAGGATACGCTTCTGCTCCAACACGTTCTTCCAAGGGCGGTAAATCTTGTTTACTGAACGGGTACGGATCCGGAACTTCACACCGGTAGGGCCGGCCTCCACGGTACGCCAAGTGTCCTCGTCAATCTTTTCATGATAAACGAACACATGCCCATAGGCTCCTGTGGCGCGACGAATCAACCACCCTGACCAGCCTATGCCGCCATCGAAACCGATGTCGCCAGGCTCGATACCGATCCAAGGCATGTTGCTCATGTGTACTAGCCTACAGTTGTAAAGCGAAGCTCTCCACCGCCAGCGCTAGAGATAACCCAAAGGTCATCCCAAGCTGCATCTTCCAAAGTATTTGGAAACTCGTAAGCAGTACCTGCCGCCAACGGGATACCGTTAGCTGAAGTAACACCGCTAGTGTTACCAATATACAAGATTGTTGCGCCAGTGTTGAGCAAAAGGGGACGGTCTGCCGATCCCAATGCCACCTGCTGTGCAGCTGTGCTTACCGTGATTTTGTTGTTTACCATGTCATATACCTCCTATGTATAGCCCCAAGTGGGGATTAGCTGTTCATCCTGGTTCCGATACGGGTAACCCACCAGGTGGTGCCGTTATCCCAAGAGATTGCTTTCAACCAGTCAACAGCGTTAGCTTCCTGGGAAATGTTCAAGGTGTGTGGATGTTCGGTTTT